ATTTCGGTGTCATTGAGAGACTCAATCAATTAGAAACCAAAAATAAATTATTTGAACAAGACTTATTAGAAGCTTCTAAACAAAAACCCATTGATCAGGAACAGTTTATGTTAATAGAATATTTAACGAAACAAGTAGAAAAACACGCTAAATTATTAGAAGAAAATATTCACACAGGTGTGATGTTAAAACAATTTGATAAAGAAATTGAAAAATTAAAAAAAGATGTAGAACGTTTAAAAGATGCTACACGAGATATTAAGTTTGCAAATGGAAATGGTAAACATTAATGATAGAAATGGTTGTAGCTTTATGCTTATTTTTAAACGACACAATGATAGAACATTCTCACAAAGAATCATTATCTGAATGTTTAGAGACTAAAAGAAAAATAGAACGAAATAATGATAGTGGTAATTCACACGTACAATGTTCTGTAGTTAAAGCAAAAGTATATGTGGATCAACATGGAATTAAAAGAATAGAAAAGATTGAGGAACATTAATGAACATAAATCTAACGCACAGTATACCTATTGTCTGTATTATTCTTTGCACATTACTACTAACTAGTTGTGCTACTAAAGAAGAAAAACATCCTAACTATTTTGATACTATTGCAAAACAATTATCTAAATTAAAAATATGAGGTGTATTTATTGGGTTTGTGTGGGTTTCTGTCTATTGTTAAAAGATTGTAAATGTAATAAACTTAAAACTAATGAAACTATCAGCAAACTTCCAGTTAAGTGAATTAGTTAAATCACAAACAGCGGAAAGAAAAGGAATTTCTAACAATCCTTCTCCCGCTCATATAGATAATTTAAAAGCATTATGTGTAAATGTATTACAACCTATTCGTTCTCATTTTGAAGCACCTGTAATTATATCTTCAGGATATAGATCTGCAGAATTATGTATTGCTATTGGATCTAAAATAACTTCTCAACATACCGAAGGTAAGGCGGCCGATATAGAAGTAGTAGGCGTTGATAATAAAGTCCTAGCGCAATGGGTCAAAGATAATTTAGAATATGATCAATTAATTCTCGAATTTTATCGAGATGGTGAGCCCGATAGCGGCTGGGTTCATGTCTCTTGGAACCCAGGCGAGAACCGAAATATGTCCCTTCGAGCTATTAAAGAAGAGGATAAAACTAAATATACACCATGGTAATATCTAGATCACAGATGGCAAGACAATTAGAGCCAGGGTTAGGTTCTGAATGGAAGAGTAAATATAAGAAGGTTATTAAACGTACACATGGCAAAAAAATCAAACCCAATAGCAAAAAAGTTAAGTGATAGACGTTATAAGTCTAAGGTGGTACAATCTAAGAAGTTGTATAATCGTAAAAGGATTAAAATAGTATGAGAAAAGTAATTAAAGCTTCAAAAGGATTTGGTCTTTTAGGTATAGGAGCAGATTTATTAGAAAGATCTAAAGGAGCAAGGAGTTTTGCTAAAAATTTAGGAATACTTCCAGCTGTAGTTTCTAAATATTATGACAAAAAATCTAAGTCAGATGTTACAACTGGAGAGCAGACAGCGAAAGCTAAAAAAGGTAAAATGATGAAAGCATCAATGGGTTCTGAAGTAAGAACACGAGGTGCTGGAAGTGCAATAAGAGGAACTAACTTTAAAGGAGTATTTTAATATGGTCTATCCAATGGGCGGCGGAAAAAAGAATTACAAACTTACTGGAAAAGTAGGTTCAAAAAAAGATTCTAAAAAATCTAAAAAGAAGTAGGTCATGATTTATGGCAACTTCTGGAACTACATCATTTAATTTAACCATAGATGACATTATAGAAGAAGCCTATGAGCGTTGTGGTGTAAGAACTAACTCTGGTCACGATTTACGTTCAGCTAGAAGATCATTAAATTTATTATTTTCTGACTGGGGGAACAGAGGTGTTCATTTATGGAAAGTAACTTTACAAACACAAGCTTTAACAGCTGGTACTTTTCAATATGCTGCTCCTAGTGATTGTAATGATGTATTAGAAGCTTATATATCTACTACTTCAGGCGTTACCTCATCAACTCAAGATGTTTCATTAACAAAAATAGATAGGTCTGCATACGCTGCATTACCCAATAAAGGCTCTACTGGACAACCTTCACAATATTATATTTCTAGAGAAACAACACCACAAGTTTATTTGTATCAGGCTCCTGATGCTACTACTTATACTTATTTAAAATATTATTACATTGGAAGAATTGAAGATGCGGGAGCGTATACTAACACTGCTGATATTGTTTACAGATTTATGCCAGCTATGTGCGCAGGACTTGCTTATTACTTATCACAAAAAATAGCTCCTGATAGAATTCAATTATTAAAACAATTATATGAAGATGAAATGATGAGAGCCTTAGAAGAAGACGGTCAAAGAACTTCATCTTATATTTCACCTCAAAATTATTATCCAGCGGGTTAATTATGGGAAATCAAGCAAGAGGAAAAAGATCTTTATCTATATCCGATCGTTCTGGAGCGGCTTTTCCTTACACAGAAATGGTAAAAGAATGGCAAGGTTCGTGGGTACATATTTCTGAATATGAACCCAAACATCCACAATTAGATCCTCCTTATCATAAAGCAGATGCAGTTGCTTTAGCTAATGTAAGATCACAAGATTTCCAACAACCAGAAATTGTTAATAATGTACAAGCTGATTCTGGAGGTGAGGGCATGTGTACCGTTAGTTTAGAGCTTCCAGGAGATTTTGCTTTTAATTCATCGGGAATGATTCCTGATAACGGGTCTATTCAAAACACTAGAAGACAGGCTATAATAGAAACAGGAACAATAAAAATAACAATATCATAATGGCTATAACATATACACAATTTTTAACACAAATAAGAAACTACACAGAAGTGGGAGATACGGTATTAACCGATACTCTCATTGATCAGTTTTTAACCAATGTAGAATTAAATGTTGCTGGAAAAGTAGATTATGATGATTTAAGAAAATATTCTACTTCTAATTTTATTGCTGGACAACGATATTTAACGATGCCTTCTGACTTTGTATTAATGAGAAGTATGGAAACAATTATTAGTGGAAATAGAAATTTTTTAGAAAAAAGAGACCAGACTTATATTACTGAATATAATGAGTCTGGAGCTAGTGGAGTTCCTGTATCCTACGCTATGTGGGATGAATTTACTGCTGTTGTAGCTCCTATTCCAGCTTCTACTTATCAAGTACAAATCAATTATATAATTGATCCCCCTCATTTTACAGCAAGTAATAATACTTATTTATCACAACATCAGCAATCTATTTTATTATACGGTGTTTTAGCTGAAGCTTTTTCTTATCTAAAAGGACCTTTAGATATGTACAAACTATATTCAGACAAGTATAATGAAGAAATACAAGCTTTTGCTTTACAACAAATGGGCAGAAGACGTAGAGATGATTTTATTGATGGAGTACCTAGAATTAAAATAGATTCACCATCACCATCTTAAAAATTAATAAGGAGAATAAAAAATGGCTATAACAACAAACGCAATCTGTAATTCTTTTAAACAAGAATTATTGCAAGCAGAACATGATTTTGATTCGGCAGGATCAGGTGGCAATAAATTTAAATTAGCTTTATATCTAAGCACTGCAGTAATTGGAAAATCTACTACTTCTTACACAACAGGTGGAGAATCTAGTTCACCAGCAGGATATACAGCTGGAGGAAAAGGATTAGTAAATACTGGAACTTCACTTTCTGTAAATACAGCAATCACTAATTTTAATAATTTATCGTTTACAGGTGTAACATTAACTGCAAGAGGCGCATTAATTTATAATACTAGTAATGCTAACGCTGCTGTATGTGTTTTGGATTTTGCTGGAGATAAAACTGCAACTGCAGGTACATTCACAGTTCAATTCCCAGCATATACAAGTACAGCTGCCATCTTACGAATTAGTTAAGGGGCTTTAAATGTCTAACGTTACTGGTTGGGGACGAGGTACCTGGAGCCAAGGTTCTTGGAACGAAGCTCTTCCAGTAACGGTTAGCGGTATAACCGCTTCTACTAATGTAGGTTCTACTACAGTTGCTATTGGTCAACAAATCAATGTAACAGGCCAATCACTTACAACAAATATCAATTCAGTAACTGTTGCAGCTAATGCAAATGTAAATATAACAGGCGAAGTTGTTACAACAAATATTAATTCTGTTTCCATTACAGGAGACGCAAATATTAATGTAACAGGAATTTCATTAACTTCAACAATTGGAAACGAAGCAGCCTTTACAGATGTAGAAGTTTCTATTTCAGGAAACAGTTTACAAACTTCTTCTGGTGAAGCAGCAGGTTTAAAAATTGATGGTGTATCCGCTTCCATTGGAATTGGAACTGTAGACATTCAAGCAAATGGTAATATATTTGTTAATGTAGCTGAACATGATTTAACATTATCTACTGGACAAATAAGTGAAATTATTACGGTAGATGCTTTTCCTTCTGGAATCGATGCTCAAATAGATATACAAGGAGTGACCACACAGGCTGATGCTTCTGTGACCACCTCTTCTTTAAATTTGTCTACTAGTATTTCTAGTGTTTCTGTAGATTTGAATACTCTAGTAGATATAACAGGACAAGAATTAAATATATATGTTGGTAATGAAAATACACAGGCAGATGCTAATGTACTAGTCACAGGCCAAAATTTAACCACAGGTATTGGTGATGTAGATGCTGTTTCCACAGCTGAAGTTACTGGAATAACAGCTACTTTAAATATAGGTTCTACCACCATTCAAGCAAATTCAGACGTAATAGTAACTGGAAATGTTATGTCTATAACACAAGGAACTAGTAAGGTTACAGCATGGGCTGAAGTTAACACTGGAATAGATGTAGTTTGGACTGAGGTTGATATTGCTGCATAATGAAACTATAATACTAATATAAATAAGGATATAATAAAATGGCATCTACATATACAGATTTGGGTTTAGAATTAATGGCCACAGGGGAAAACTCTGGGACATGGGGAGATAAAACAAATACCAATTTAGAATTAATACAACAAGGTTTTGCAGGATACCAAGAAGTATCTATTGCTGGTGTAGCAAAAACTACACCTCTTGCAGTAACAGACGGTATTTTATCTAATGGTAGAAATGCGGTTGTAAAATTTACAGGAACCATTACAGGAAATCAAATTGTAACCATTCCAGATTCAATTGAAAAAACATATACTATCATTAATGGAACCAGCGGAGCATTCACAGTTCAATTTAAAACAGTCAGTGGTTCTGGATTTACTTTTTCAACAACCGATAAAGGAACTAGATTAGTATATTCTAATGGTACAGATGTAGTAGACGTTAATGCCTTATTTACAACCATTAATCAATTTAGGCTTCCTACAGCAGATGGCACTAGTGGACAAGCTATACTTACGGACGGATCTGGTAATTTAAGTTTTGGATCAGCAGGAATTTCAACAGGTAAAGCTATTGCTATGGCAATTGTTTTCGGATAATATATGAAACAGGAGTAAAAAATGGCACAACCAAATATAGTAAATGTTACATCAATCTTAGGAGAAACTGCTACGGCAGAGTTGAATACTACTCTAACAACTTCTCTATTAGCAAATGGTGCAGCATCAAATAAAGTTTACAAAGTTAATAATATCATTGTTGCAAATAAAGATGGCACTAGCGATGCAGCAGTTACAATTAGTCATTACGATGGATCTAATGATAGATATTTAGCGTCCACAGTAACTGTTCCTGCAGATGCAACACTAATTGTGTTAGATAAAAATACATCCATTTATTTAGAAGAAGGACACTCTGTCAGAGGCGGTGCTTCAGCAAACGGTGATCTAGACGTAGTAATAAGTTACGAAATAATCGACGACGCATAGGAGGTAACCCAGTATGCCTACTCCTGGTGGACCTTACTCTGGAATCTGGAACTTAAAAAATTTATCCAAATATATTCAAGATAATGCTTGGCCAGAAATTCTTATATTATCTGGCGACATTGCTCTTTTCGGAGGTGGCTCTGGAAACTCTATAGAATATGTACAAATAACGACGACAGGTAATGCAGCTGATTTTGGAGATTTAAACAGTCTAGATTTTACAATAGGGTGTGCTTCTTCTACAAGAGGTTTATTTTGTGGTGATAACTCTAGTGGTGCAGCTGGTCCATACACCAATGTAATAGACTATGTACCTAATATATTAGTTGGAAGTAATGCTGTTGATTTTGGAGATGCTACTAGCGGTCACAATCAAGGTGCTGGTGGGAATAGTAGTACAAGAGGTATTTTTGCTTGTGGTGTTAGTGGTACTAATCCATCTGCTGCAATAGTAAATATTATAGATTATGTTACTATGGCTACCACAGGTAATGCAACAGACTTTGGAGATGCAACTCAAACATTATGGAGATCTCCTGCTTCTGCCTGTTCAGGAACAAGAATGTGTATAGCAGGAGGAGCAATTAATGGTAGTAATACAGAAACAAATGTAATAGAATTTATCACCACAGCAACAACAGGCAATGCTACAGATTTTGGAGATTTAACTGTTGCAAGAAGAGGTGTGGGAGGAAATAATGCATCAAGTGGAACTCGTGGTGTTTTTGGTGGAGGATATCCTACAACTAACGTTATCGATTATATCACAATAGCATCAACAGGTAATGCAACTGATTTTGGAGATCTAACGGTTGCAAGAAATGGAGCTTCTTCAACTTCAAATGCGACAAGAGCACTTTGGGCAGGTGGGGCAGGTAATAATGTAATTGATTATGTAACTATCGCCTCAACTGGAAACGCGCTTGATTTTGGAGATCTTTTATCTTCTGCTGGTTATACTAGAGGTACTGCTTCTAACGCAAACGGCGGACTTCAATAACTTGATTTAATTATTAAATTTGTTATAAGATCTTTGTGAGCAAGAAAGTTATTCATTATCTTTGTGGACTTCCTAGAGCAGGAAATACTATATTATCTACTATCTTAAATCAGAACCCTGAGATTGCAGCTACCGCAAATTCTATTATTACAGAAATGTTTAAAGAGTTACACAATTTAAAAAATAGTGATATTTTTAAAAATTATCCAGATCATAATTCTTATGGAAATGTAATTCGATCCGTGATACCTGAATATTATAAAGATTGGAAAGAACCTATTATCATTGATCGAGGACCTTGGGGTGCTCCTAATAACTTAAGATTCTTAAAACACTATGTCAATCCAAAACCTAAAATTGTCGTTTTAGTAAGAGATGTGTTAGAAGTATTAGCCTCTTTTATTGATTGGGCAGATCATAATTATGACGCTTATCCTAATCGTATTGGTACAATGGATACTGCAAAAAGATGCGATGCACTAATGAACAATAAGGGTTTAATTGTAAACGAATTAATAGCTATTAAACATTTAGTTGATCATCATAAAGGAATATATAAATTAGTGGACTATAATGATTTAGTAAATAAACCAAAAGAAATTGTTAAAGAAATTTATGATTTTTTAGAAATAAAACAATTTAATCATACCTATAAAAATTTTAAACCGTTTGAAGTTAATGGAATGGGATATGATGATAAAGTAGTAGGATTTAATTTACATACTATTAAAACTAAAAATATAAGTAAGACTAAAAGAGATATTAAAAAAATATTACCCAAAGAGACTATTGAGAAATATAAAAACTTGAATATATGGCTACCTTCAAAAGAATCATAGTTTTTGGATTACCAGGATCAGGTAAATCTACTTTTAGTAAAAAATTATTAACCGCTAATATGGATTATTATAATGCAGATGAAATAAGAAAAAAATTTAATGACTGGGATTTTTCAGAATCTGGCCGCAAGCGACAAGCAGCGAGGATGTTGTCTTTAACGATGGAGTCTAAATTAAATAATAAACATAGTATTGCAGATTTTGTAGCTCCTTTTGATAAAAACAGGCAATCTTATGATATTAAAATATGGATGAATACTATTCAAAAAGGAAGATTTGAAGATACCAATAAAGTATTTGAAAAACCTAAAACTTGCGATTTTGAAATTAAAGATTACAACTATGATGAAACAATAAAGGAGATATATGATAGACTCAAATAAACCAACTGCAATGATGTTAGGGAGATGGCAACCGTGGCACGCTGGACATCAAGCATTGTTTGAACAAGCATTGGAAAGAACAGGACAAGTTATTATTATGGTAAGAGACACACCTAGAGATGATAGTAATCCATTTGATTTTAATGAAGTCAAATCTAGGATTGAACAAGCTTTACTTGCTTTTCAAGGAAAATTTGATATTGTAAAAGTTCCTAACATAACTAATATTTGTTATGGAAGAGGGGTAGGATATAAAATAGAAGAAATTGTTTTACCTAAACAGATACAAGAAATATCTGCAACAAAAATAAGAAAGGAAATAAATGGAAAAAGATAAAGGAAAAGATTTAACGATTGCTGGTATATCTCAATTACCAGAGTTAACTAAAAAATATAAAGATATGTTAACACACATTGGTAATACAATGCCTGCTATTAAAAAAACATCAGCTAATTTTTATAAATCTCATTCTCAATTTATGGGTGTGATGTTAGATGTTACTGCAATTACACCAATACGCTCCGTCAAACATACTCTTGCAGAAATAGATAGAACTAGAATGGCCTTAGAAGAAGCTCATTTAAAATTACAAGAGAATGATATTATGATTAAAAAAAGAGAAAAACAATTAGAGAATCCTGATTTAGATCCTTTAGAAAGAGAACATATAGAATTTAAATTACTTAAACTAAGAGTGCAAGGTGGTAATATGTTAAATTCTATTCAAGGCGCAATTAGAAAAATGTCTTTCTTCACTACTCAATATAAATCTATTTTACAAACATTAGGAAAAGAAGATATTACAGAAAAAGAATATGAGGAAGAAGAAGTAAAATACCATATTATGACTTGTATGAAACAAGCCTTAAATGCCGCACGCGCGCGAGGAGGACAAATAGATGAAGGTAATTTAATCTATTTATTTGATATGGGCATTAACTCAGCGGTCGCTCAAAAAGAGATATATGAATATCTTAAAAGAGAGAATGAAATGATGGCTAATGGAGAAAACCCAAGTCACGAAATGACGATGCAATGGTTAGAACATTGTGCAGAAATCTTTAAAAATGACTCTAAAAAGTTCGCTGATAGAAGAGGATTTAAGCTATTAGATGATAAATCTTTGGCTACAGTGAATGAAGACAAGAAAAAAGAAGACTAGTCATAGCTAACCAAGTGTATTATTTACAGAGTTTATGTTATAATATAATTATAAATTCTAAGGAGAAATAACCTATGGCATACAAAGCAGTCAAATATAAGCTAAATAGCAATGGTACTATCCCTTCCTTTTTATATGGAGGAAATGATGGTTCTAATGGTAATTGGCCTAATCAAATTGCAGGTGTTCCTGGTCCACAAGATATGTGGCTAGTGGGTATTGCTGATAACAACGCAACTATTCCAGCAGGTCAAGCTGAAGAAATTGCGTCCAAAACAGATTTAGTAACTTACCTAAACACTTACACAACTGATTGGAAACAACCTGATCCAAATAATCCTGGTTCAATAGATTCACAAGTTCCATTTGATCAAAGTGCACACGCTACAGTTTTTTGGACAAAGTTAGACGCATTAAACGTATAAGGATTTAAATGGCTCAGTTCCCACGGTTAGATAACGCTGCAGGCGTTTGGAAATTAAGCGATGTATACGACCAAATCTATAATGGGACTTGGCCGAACAATGCTGCTGTGGGTTTATTTGGAGGTGGAACTAGATTCCCTGCAACCAACTCAGCAGTTGCAGAATCTTTTAATTTAACTTCAGGTGGAGAAACTTCTGTATTTGGAAATTTAAGTTCTGCAAGAAGAGCTTTAGGCTCTGCTAGTTCTTTATCAAGAGGATTGTTTGCAGGAGGTTACACACCAACTTCTTCTAATATAATTGATTATGTAACATTTAGCTCACTAGGTAGTGCTGCAGATTTTGGAAATTTAACAGAAGCTAGATATGGTATTGGATCAGCCAATAGTTCTACAAGAAGTGTTTTTGCAGGAAATGGAACAGGGAAAAATGTTATTGATTATGTAACAACAGCTTCACTTGGTAATGCTTTAGACTTTGGAGACTTAGCTGTGCAAACAGGACAAGCTATGGCAGGGGTATCTAGTTCAACAAGAGGTATTTTTGGAGGATCGCTTACATTTGGTCCAACAACAAATCACAATACAATTCAATTTATAACAACAGCTACGACTGGTAATACAACAGATTTCGGAGATCTAACTCAAGCTAAAAGATCATTACAAGGAACCTCTTCTTCTACAAGAGGATTATTTATGGGAGGTACCCCTAGCACTAATGTTATAGAATTTATTACAATGTCTTCAGGAGGTAATGGAACGGATTTTGGAGATTTAACTTCAGCTTTATATGAAGGAAGTGGAACAAGTAATTCAATAAAAGGATATTCATTAGGAGGTGTAGCTTCTGCTGTAGCACTTACTAACAAACAATATGTAACTATTTCAACTACAGGTAATGCAACCGATTTTGGAAACTTAGGTGGTCCAGGAGGTCAAGGAGCAGCAACCAGTAACGCCCACGGAGGATTAAGCGACGGGTATCAAGGAACAAGGCCTCCTACATTTTTAAATAGTGGAGACCAAGCTATTATGGCAGCAGGAGAAACTCCAGCTTCAACTAATATTATTCAATCTTATAAAATTTCAACCACAGGTAATGCTTCTGATTTTGGAGATTGTACAATAAATAGAAATTTAGCAGCAAGTATTTCAAATGAAACAAGACAACTAGTTACTGGAAACTATAATTCTCCTTCAACTACTGTAGATTATGTTACTGTTACTTCAAAAGGAAACGCAGCCAATTTTGGAAATTTAAGTACTTCCGCTAATGATAGACCTAATACTGCTGGAAATTCTACTAGAGGAATTTTTGGAGGAGGTGAATTATCTGTTGCTCCTTTTACCCTTAATAATGTTATTCAATATATTGAATATTCTTCTTTAGGAAATTTTGCAGATTTTGGAGATTTGACTGTTGCAAGATATAATGGATCAGGAGTAAATTCAACAACAAGAGGTGTGTTTGTAGCAGGTCTAGGACCTGCAGGTAATGTTAATACTATGGATTATGTAACTATTGCAACCACAGGTAATGCAACCGATTTTGGAGATTTATCTTCTACTTCTAGAGGAAGTATGGCAAGTTCTTCTTCTACACGAGGAGTAATAGCAGTAGGTCAAACAACACCTACAGTTTCAAATGTCATAGATTACATAACTATAGCTTCAGCTGGTAATGCAGCAGATTTTGGAGATTTAACATTAACAAGAGGAAAAGGAGCTGGTGCATCAAATTCAACACGGGGAACTTTTGCAGGAGGTAATGGACCTCCTATTACAAATACAATAGATTATGTCACTATCGCATCAACAGGTAATGCTATAGACTTTGGAGATTTAACAAATGCTCAATCAAGTCTGGGAGGTTCTTCCAACGGCCACGGAGGCTTGAATGGGGCTACGTTAACTGCTCAACCTGATAGAGGAATTTATTTTGGTGGAGGAACTCCTACTCTTGTAAACACAATGGATTATATAGATATCTCATCTACAGGGAATGCAGTTGATTATGGTGATTTAACATCAATAAGAGGTTATATGGGAAGTGCTATGACTTCAACTAGAGGTATTTCTGCAGGTGGAGCATCCCCTGCTCAAACAAATGTAATTGACGCTTTTAATGTGCAAACCACTGGTAATGCATTTGATTTTGGAGATTTAACACAAGCTAGATATTTTGTTTCAAGTGGTTGTAATAATAATTCTACAAGAGGAATATTTGGAGGAGGAGAGTTTCCAGGATCAATTGTTAATACAATTGATTATATTACAATTGCATCAATTGGTAATGCAATAGATTTTGGAGATATGACTGTAAGTGTAAGAAGTAGAGCGTCTGCTTGTTCACCAACAAGAGGCTTGTTTTTAGGTGGAAGAGGTCCAGCAGGAAATACCAATGTAATAGATTATGTCACAATAGCTGCAACAGGTAATGCTACAGATTTTGGTGATCTGTTAGGAACTAACAGATATGCTGCTGGTTTTTCATCTTCAACAAGAGGAATTGTAGCTGGAGGAAGTTCAGAACCAGGTGCCTCTACAAATATTATTCAATATGTTACTATTGCATCAACAGGTAATGCTACCGATTTTGGAGATTTAACAACTACGTCAACAAGTAATGCAGCAGCTTCTAATAATACAAGAGGAGTTGTCGCCTTAAATAGTAGTACAAATATTATGGAATATGTAACTATAGCAACCACTGGTAATTCTATAGACTTTGGAGATACTACTCAAGCAAGAAATAATTTAGGTGGCGGTGGAGCTAATCACGGAGGACTACAATAATGGCATTCCCATCACCATCAGGACCTAATTCATATATCTGGAAACTTAAAGATGTTTACAATGCAAGGCTAGGAAATAATTGGCCTAATTATATATCTTCTTATGGATTTTTTATAGGAGGAGAATCTCCAGCATCTCCAGCTACTACAAATACTATACAGTGGATAAATATACCTTCTACTGGTAACGCAACAGATTTTGGTGATTTATTAGCTGGTGCTTCATCAAATCAATCAAGTTCAGCCTCTACTACAAGAGGATTAAACGCAATGGGATATAGTCCAAACGACGTAACAACAACAAATTCAATTCAATATTTTACATTTTCAACTCAAGGTAATGCAGTAGATTTTGGAGATACAACCCAAGCTAGAACTAGATCAGCTGGAGCATCTTCTGAAACTAGAGGTGTTTTCTGTGGTGGACAAGATCCTAATTCCAACACAATGGATTATGTGACTATTGCTTCTACTGGTAATGCAGCAGATTTTGGTGATCAAATAAATTCAGTGGGTGGATCAGCTAATATGGTAAATTCTCCTACAAGAGGAATAATTGGAGGTGGAGGAAACCCTGGAAGAACTAATGTCATTCAATATATAACTATAGCATCAACGGGTAATGCCACAGATTTTGGAGATTTATTAGCTGGTAATATTATTTTAGGTGGAGTTAGTTCTAATACTAGAGGAGTATTTGCTGGAGGTAATGATGGACCAGGTGTTATTAATGTCATTCAATATATAACTATAGCATCAACGGGTAATGCCACAGATTTTGGAGATTTAACAGTTACAAGAGCTGGTGTGGGAGGTGTATCTAATTCTATTAGAGGAGTATTTGGAGGAGGCCAAAATCCTGTTGTTACAAATACTTTAGATTATATTACTATTACAACAACTGGTAATGCAATAGATTTTGGAGATATGTTAACTACTACTGATGGTGAATATGGAACTGCATCTGGTTCACACGGTGGAATTTCTTCTTAAACTTGACATAGTTTTATAGTTTGTTATGTTATCTTTATTGATGACACAGAAAGAAATTATACAATATTTTCCAACTAGTTTTTATTACAAAGAAAATATCTTATCAGATAATATTAAACAAGATCTAATAGATTACATTCTACACATAAAAGAAAAAACCAAAAAAGGTGGATCTAATTGGTTAGTAGATACCTATAACAGTTTAGGGACTTTAGATTTAATTAAAGATAAAAAATTTAAATTTCTTAATGAAAAGATAACAAAAAACGTTAGTCTATTTAATAATGAATTAGGTTCTGATTATATTTATGAAAAGCCATCTGAAGGATGGTTTAATATATATGAAAAAAATGATTATCAAGAATTTCATACACATCCAGGTTTTACTTTTTCTGCAGTTTATTATCTGCAAGTAGAAAAAAATATTGATAAACGTTCTTCTATTATATTTAAACATCCATATGAAGATATGAAACCTTTAAAAGGAAATGTTTGTTTTAATCAACTGTCTTATCAGAGAGCAGATATAAAACCTGAAAATAATAGTTTATTAATATTTAGGAGCTATTTACATCATTTTGTTGAAAAACATAAGGGAGATAATCCCAGAATAACATTAGCGTATAATTTTGACTAAACTTTACATAATCCTATAATTTGGTATAACATCTATTGTGTGATGATAAAGAAAGAACTATTACAATTATTTGCTATACCACTACTTATTACTAAGTATGAAAATAACTTAAGTAAAGAATTAGCATTTGTAGAAAAACTTAAATACGATCCCAATGGAATGAATGGAAATTTCCGTTCTAAAGATTCTTATGTTTTTGATAAGAAACAATTAAATAATATTAAAAAATTCTGTCAACAATCTTTAGATATATTTACTAAAGAAATAATGCAGGCAAAAGAACAACTCATTATTACTCAATCTTGGTGTAATACCAATCCTAAGGGATCTGTGCACCACGAACATATTCATCCTAATTCTATTGTATCTGGAGTATTTTATTTTAGAATAGATAAACATCTTCCACCTATTATGTTTTCTAAAACACAATTTGATATGCTTAAATTAAACTTCGAGAAATTTAATTCAGTTAATAGTGAAACATTTTATTTACCTTTAGTATCAGGTGAACTTATTTTGTTCCCTTCTCATTTACGTCATTCTGTTCCTAGAAATACTTCAGACGAAGTAAGGATTAGTTTATCTTTTAATACTTTTGTAAAAGATAATTTAGGATCCGAACAATCTTTAACTGAACTTAACTGGAGGAAAATTTATGAAAGTAAGTGATTATGTATATGTAAATAATGTAGTTCCTGCAAAAACGTGCAAGGAAATTATTAAAGCCATTGATAAAAGAGATTGGGAAAAACATAAGTGGCATAATAATGAAACCAATTCTATGACTTCAGAAAAAGAAAAAGAATTAGATGTGCAAGCCATTACTTCTGAAATGCAACAATCTATGACTCCTTTTTTAGTTAAAGCTTATCAAGAGTATAATGTTAAATTTGCAAATCCTAATGAAACTAAATTAAGTAATTTAGCAACTAAGTTTTCTCCTATTCGATTTAATAAATATAAAAAAGGAACAATGATGAGAATGCATTACGATCATATTCATTCTTTATTTGATGGTCAGCATAAAGGCATTCCCGTGTTATCCTTTGTAGGTTGTTTGAATGAGAATTTCACAGGTGGAGATTTTAATATTTGTGGTAAAAATTTAAAGTTAAAAACTGGTGATATTATCATTTTTCCAAGCTGTTTTATGTTTCCTCACGAAGTAACTGAAGTTAAAAAAGGCACTAGATATTCATTTGTCAGTTGGGCCTTTTAAGATTTAGATCTATACTAAGCGCTATATATAGTTTAAAATGTCGTTATGGCATTAACAAAGATCCCATTTCAACCAGGTTTTAATAAACAAATAACAGATACCCAAGCAGAAAATATATGGGTAGATGGGGATAATGTACGTTTTCGTTATGGTCAACCTGAAAAAATAGGTGGTTGGCTACAAATAGAACAAAACAGTATCATTGGAGCAGCACGTGCTCAACATACGTTTGCAGATTTAGATGGTAGAAAATATGCAGCTATAGGAACCAATCGTTGTTTATATATTTATTACTCTGGAGATTTTTATGATATTACACCTATTGATCCAGATAGACAGCAAACAGGAGCAGATATTACTACTACAAACGGATCCACTACCGTAACCATTACTACTACAGGTACTCACAACTTAGAGATTGGAGATATTGTTACTTTTGATAATGCAGGATCTTTTACTTCTCCTGATACTGATTATACAGCAACTGATTTTGATAATGTATTATTTGAAGTAAAAACGATTCCAACTACCACTACATTTACTATTACCATGCCTACAGCGGAAACAGGTACAGGAGCCACGAATGACGGAACCTTAGATCCTTTACCTTATATTGCAATAGGTCCTTTGATACAAACACCTGCTTATGGATGGGGTGCAGGACGATGGGGTGCTTCTACTTGGGGTACGCCAAGAACCACTTCTAATGCTTTATTAGATCCAGGTATATGGTCTTTAGATAATTATGGTCAAATATTAATTGCAACCGTACATAATGGAAGATCTTTTCAATGGACTCCTATTGCAGGAGACCCTAATGCTTTAATTACTAGAGCTTCTACGATTACAGGATGTCCTACTAAATCCTATATGTCTATTGTATCTGATAGGGATAGGCATTTAGTGTTATTGGGAACCGAAACAACTATTGGAAATCCTGCTACTCAAGATAAAATGTTTATTCGTTTTTCTGACCAAGAAAACATTAATGTATATGAACCTACTTCGGTAAATACAGCTGGAACTTTTAGAATTGACTCTGGTACAGAAATTAGAGCAGCTTCTAAAGGTAAAGATTATACTTTTATAACTACGGATAGTGCAGCTTATATTATGCAATTTATTGGAACTCCTTTTACATTTTCTATTAGACAAGTAGGATCTAATTGTGGATGTATTGGACAAAACGCATCAGTATTCGTAGACACAACTGTATATTGGATGAGTGATGAAGGAGGTTTTTTTCTTTATGATGGATCTGTTAAAAAATTACCATGTTTAGTAGAAGACTTTGTTTTTAAAACGTTAAACGGATCTCCTGGTATTAATTATAATGCTGGCCAACAAGTATATGCCGCACATAATAGTTTATTTTCAGAAATTATATGGTTTTATCCTAGTGCTACATCTAACTTTGTAGATAGAATGGTGTGCTATAATTACCAAGAACAAGTATGGACGACAGGCTCTTTAGCAAGAACTTCTTATACAGATAAAGTTATTTTTGATAAGCCCTACGCTACTAAATTTACTTCTAATAGTACACCTACCTATCCTGTTGTAAATGGAATTAGTGCTTCTCAAGGATCTAGTGTTTATTATGCACAAGAAACAGGAGTCAATGAAGTAGCTTACAATGGTGCTATTACAGCTATTCCAGCCTATATTGAATCAGGAGATTTTGATTTAGATGTAGATGGTAATGGTGGTGAATACTTTATTAAAATGAGAAGATTTATACCTGATTTTAAAGTATTAGATGGTAATGCTAAAATAACATTAAGTTTAAGAGATTATCCATCTAACACAGCAGTTCCTACGTCATTTACAATAGATGCTAATACCACTAAAGTAGACACAAGAATAAGAGCTAGATTAGCAGCACTTAAAATTGAAAATACAGCAGTCAATGAAAACTGGAGATTAGGATTATTTAGATTTGACTTTCAACCAGACGGTAGAAGATAATGGCAAAAATTACAGCATATATACCAGAACCAAAAGTAGAATACCAAGTAGAAAACCAAAGACAAATTATAGCTGCTTTAGATACAATTAAGAATCAATTAAATTTTTCTTTTCAAGAAGAATTAAAACAAGAATTAGAACGATTAACTTGGTATATGATACCAGGGAGTAAATGCTAATGTCTTGCAATAATGTCAATCCAATAACAGGTGGAAGTACAGTTGATGACATTCCATTTTATTTAGCCGTACAGCAAGGTAAAGTTCCTGGTTACTCTATGGTTAATAAATTTGGATATAATTCTAGTATTGGTTCAGGTTCTTTTGAAACAATTTGGGAAACAGGAAACAACTATCCTTGGCAAACAGCTCAAGCTACTCTTGATGTAGTCAGTGATAATGCTAATGATGATGTAGTAGGAACAGCTGCTAGAACCTTAAGAATACAAGGACTTGATTCTTCTTATGCTCTTGTAGAAGAAACTGTTGATTTAGATGGTACAAACACAGTTACTACAACACAACAATTTTTACGAGTTTATAGAATGTCTGTTGTAACAGCAGGGTCTTTTGGAAATAATGAAGGTACAATTACAGCTACTTATACAGGTGGCGTTGATGTTGCTGCAACTATATCTCCAGGTAATGGTCAAACTTTAATGTGCTTATATACCATACCTGCAAGTTATACTGGTTATTTATTATCCATAGATGTATCATCTGGTAAAGACCAAGAAATGCAATTTAAATTTATACAACGAGATAATAGTGTTGCTAATGCAGCGTTTCAAACAAAACAATTTTTAGATGTTAGAGGCGGACAGACAACTGTTATCTTTAATGCAATCAATGTAATACCTCAAAAGTCAGATATTTATATTTCAGCATTAGCAAGTTCTACCTCTTCTGCTTCTGCTTCATTTGATTTATTATTAGTACAGGATGGATATTAATGGCTAACGTATATAAAAATAAATTTTATGATCCATCAGTTACAACAGCTGTAACTGTATATACTTGTCCGTCAAATGCAAATGCGATTGTACAAAAT